AAGCAAGGAACAATGGACCGATCTCCCTCTGAACGGACAACATCTCTTCTGTCGGTTCTTCAATACGACGGCACTCCCAGCCCTCCGGAATCCGAAGATTCGAAGAGGCCTTAGGAGAAATCGGAAGCGGGTCCTCCTTGGGGAACGAAAGATAAAAACACTCTCGCCTCCAAAGATTACACGCCATGATTGACTGATATGGCATAACCATATCAAGTCCCCGCGTAATGCTGCGTCGCGAAGCAACAACATACTTCGTGTTAAGACGAAGAAAGTGAGTTCCGAGAATCACTCTCTTCCTCTTTGAACAAGGATAATCGAGGAGCACTCTCTGCCACCTACCCCGGAGAGAATAAACACCATCCTCGACATCCTTAAATCCAAACGCAGTTGAACGGATTGAAGGTACAAGTTTAACCGAAGAACCCCTAGCTGCGAACAGTTTGGAGTTCAAGGAAAAATAAGTACTATGGACCATGGTCTTACCCCTACTGAGTACCAGACCAGAGCCCTTCACTCCGTTCATCCACTTCTCTGCTGTCTCCTTGCTAGCACGGAAGACAATATCGTCACCGTTAATCCTCACTGGAATCTCGCCCCGGCGGGATTTAGTGTAGAAACGGAAAGCTAAGTAATTGACGATACAGAGAAGTGGAAACGACAGAAGATTGCCCATAAGCTGTCCACGCTTCTGCAAGTATTCCTTCCCCTCAAAAGAAAGGACGCCCTCTTGACTTGCAGACGCCAGATCACGGATACCCTGGGGTACCCAGGAAGCGTTGTCAAGCAGTGATCCAAGAATCGCCTTCTGAACCTCCATAGAGAGGTTGTCAGTAGCCGACTCGTAATCACCGCTAACAAACACCTGACCTGGCACACGGGTAAAGTCGCGAAAAGACTTTACCTTGGCTTCGCCCCGAAGTAACCAATCGAAGCGGGACAGTCGGTTGTAGATAGCTGTATTGAGAGGCTTAAGAAGAGACATACGGCAGTCAGCAGAG